TTATAACTTGACCGAGTTGTTCAGTAACGCACTAGCAACTGAAGATACAAACATGTACGCATCACAAAATAATACTGTAATGGAACCAACGATACAACAAGACGAAGAACTAGGCGATATACGTAGACTTTCAGGCATATAAAATAATTTAAAGAATTTGGCAGATTTCACTTGACATCTGCCTTATAATGTTGTACAATATATACTGTACTGTATGACAACAGGCAACTTGTAGCATTACGCTACAGCACATAGGCACTAACAGGAGGCATTAAACTATGGCATCATTAGCAGAAATCAGAGCGAAGCTCAAAGAGCAAGAAGCAAACACAGGTGGCAATCGCAACAGCGGTGGCGACAAAGCAATTTACCCATTTTGGAATATCAAAGAAGGCGAATCAGTAACGATGCGTTTCCTTCCAGACGGTAATGCAGATAACACATTCTTTTGGAAAGAACGTTTAGTTATCAAACTTCCTTTTGCAGGAGTTAAAGGTGAAACTGATTCACGTCCGGTACAAGTACAAGTACCGTGTATGGAAATGTATGGCGAAAGCTGTGCTATTCTAAACGAAGTACGTGGTTGGTTTAAAGACGCAAGTCTAGAAGACATGGGTCGTAAGTATTGGAAGAAACGTTCATACATTTTCCAAGGCTTTGTAAACGATAACCCGATCAGTGAAGACTCTCCAGAGAATCCAATTAGACGTTTTATTATTGGTCCTCAGATCTTTCAAATCATTAAGGCAGCACTAATGGATCCAGACATGGAAGAATTACCAACAGATTATACTGCTGGTGTAGACTTCCGTCTAAACAAAACATCCAAAGGTGGTTATGCTGACTATGGTACATCAACTTGGGCACGTAGAGAACGTCCGTTAAATGACGCAGAGATGCAAGCAGTTAACACACACGGTCTATATAACTTTGACGAGTTTCTTCCAAAGAAGCCAGACGAAGTTGCGCAGAGAGTGATGAAAGAAATGTTCGAAGCGTCAGTAGACGGTGAAGCATACGATGCAGATCGTTGGTCACAATACTTCCGTCCAAGTGGCATGCAAGCACGTACAGGTGATCCAACTAAAGCGGCAAGTTCGGGTGCAACAGCTATGAGTCAAAGTGCTCCAGTAGCTGCACCAGTAGCAGCACCAGTAGCAGCACCAGTAGCAGCACCGGCAGCGGCACCTTTTGAGGCAGATGTAGCAACAGCAGAAGCAGCTATTGCGGCACCAGCGGCAGAAGCTGCACCGGCCGGCGGCGCAAGTGATATACTTGCAATGATCCGCTCACGTCAAGCACAATAAGAAAACAACACCCTCTGGGCTAATAGCCTAGGGGGTTACTTTCTAGCTTTTTTATTAGGAGAAAACATGGCTAAATCATTTGATGTTAGCAAGTTCCGTAAGGACTTGACTAAAAGTATCTCAGGCATGAGTACTGGATTTAACGATCCTACTGATTGGATTTCAACAGGATCATATGCACTAAACTATCTTATCTCAGGAGACTTTCACAAAGGTGTTCCGCTAGGTAAGGTTACTGTGTTTGCAGGTGAATCAGGAGCAGGTAAGAGTTATTTCTGTTCAGGTAACATTGTAAAACACGCACAGGATCAAGGTATCTTTGTAGTATTAATTGACTCAGAGAATGCACTTGACGAAAGCTGGTTACAGGCTCTACAAGTTGACACTAGCGCAGAGAAACTTCTCAAGCTAAACATGTCAATGATTGACGATGTAGCAAAAACTATCTCAACGTTTATTACAGACTATCGTGCTATGGATGCAGAAGACCGTCCTAAGGTATTGTTTGTAGTTGACTCATTGGGTATGTTACTAACACCTACTGACGTTGATCAGTTTAACAAGGGTGACATGAAAGGTGATATGGGTCGTAAGCCTAAAGCACTAACTTCATTAGTCCGTAATACTGTTAACATGATTGGCTCACTTAACGTAGGCTTGGTATGTACTAACCACACTTATGCATCACAGGATATGTTTGATCCAGATGATAAGATTAGTGGTGGTTCAGGCTTTATCTATGCATCAAGTATTGTTGTTGCAATGAAGAAGATGAAGTTAAAAGAAGATGAAGACGGCAATAAGATCTCAGAAGTTATGGGTATCCGTGCTGGTTGTAAAGTAATGAAGACTCGCTATGCAAAGCCTTTCGAAGGTGTGCAAGTTAAGATTCCTTATGAAACTGGTATGAATCCTTATAGCGGTCTAGTTGAATTGTTTGAGAAGAAGAACTTGTTAGTTAAGCAAGGTAATCGACTCAAGTACATTAATCTAGCAGGCGAAGAAGTTCTTGAATATCGCAAAGCATGGATGATTGGTGGCAAACTTGATCAGATCATGTTAGAATATAACGAGAAAATGAAGCCTGTGGTAAATATCGACGAAGAAGGTAGTGAAGAAATTGACGCTGACTTAATTGATGAAAACATGGTTGAGGAGTAAAACATAATGGATGATACTCAAATTGTAGATGTGTGGACTTTATTTAAAGAATATATTGACAAGAAAGCACTAGAAATATCAGCTGAACGGTATGTTGATCTATTAGCTGACTACGGTGTAGCGGATGACGTTTTAACAAGTGCGTTAGGATCAGATGCTGTACTCGACGGCGCAATTAATTACTTTTTAGATGTTGATGAAGAAAACTACGCAGACGATGATGCGTGGGACAATGAGGATTAATAATGGGATGGTATAGCGAAGTATCACGAGACATATCTAAGATACCAAGTGCTGTACAGTTCTTTGAAGATGAGCTGATACAAGGACGTTTAGATGTAAAGCTCAAAGGCAACGTTGAACGTGCCGCAGCAAATATGCCCGGTATTGTTGAACAGCGTTTTAATCAACTTCAAGAGATTGAAGCAATCCTACACTACTTAAATATCGAGCTGCGTAGATTACGTAGCTCGTACTTTAAGAAATACTTAGAAAACTATCAACGAGCTCTGTCAAGCCGTGACGTTGAAAAATACGTAGACGGTGAGGCAGACGTTGTTGACTACGAAAAGATTATTAACGAGTTTGCACTAATGCGCAACAAGTGGTTAGGACTTTTAAAAGGGCTCGATCAAAAGCAATGGCAAATTACAAACATAGTTAAACTTAGAGTAGCGGGCATGGAAGATGCAAGTATATAATATTTTAATTGGCTGTGACCAATCTTATTATGATGACTGGGCTGTGCCATTATTAAATAGTATTCATCGACATAACCCGCAATTATCTTTGCATTGTCATATTGTAAATCCAACAGTTGAGAATTTTCTTGCTAACGTAAGTATTACTACTGAAACAAGAGAATTTTTAAACGACGAATCTAAAATAGCTTATCTACAAAGTGCTAGATTTGTTGCAGCCGATAGTAAATTTAGAAAAAACGAAAAAGTAATAATGATAGATGCAGATAGCATTTGCACTAGAACTATAAATGATATTGAATTTTCTAGACTATTTTCAAAACAGCACATACTACAACACCCTAAGGAAGCTAGGTGGCTAGCTGGGTTTGTAGTATTTCATGACACTGGATTTAGAGAAGAGTATATAAAAGAACTATGCAGCATTCCAGTAGACGACTGGAAGTGGGGACGCGATCAATTAGTGTTAAACGCCCTAGCAGACAAATGTAATTATCAAGTATTACCTAGAACTTGGATGAGCATTGGTAAGAATAAAAGTAACAGTGTATTCTTAACTCTAAAAGGCGAACAAAAAACTACTGATAAGTACTTAGGTATATATAAAAAGTATAAGGATAGTTAATGTTAGAAGATCATTTAGGTGGCCATCTCAATAAAACACATTTAGATGAAGGTGCTTTATTATGGTTAAAGAGTAAATTTAATGCTAAAACATATCTAGATATTGGCTGCGGCCCAGGCGGCATGGTCGAACTTGCAGAATCGCACAATCTTACAGCAACAGGAGTAGATGGCGATTATACTTTAGATCGATATAATCCAAACAATTTTATAATTCACGACTTCACCGCAGGCCCTGCTCCATTAACAGAGCAGTATGACTTAGGATGGAGTGTAGAATTTGTCGAACATGTGTACGAAGAATTTATTCCAAATTACATGCAAGCCTTTCAGCGGTGTAACGTAATAGCAATGACTTATGCTCCTCCAGGCTGGACAGGACATCATCACGTCAACTTGCAAGAAGAACAATACTGGATTGATAAATTAGCAGAATACAATTTAATTTACAATGCAGAATACACGCAGCAGTTACGTAACCACTCTACAATGAATCAGCACAAAAAGAAAAAGGCATTTGTTAAAAATAGAGGGATGATATTTATGAATATAAATATGTTATGAGATTCGATAATCCTATATATGATCATAACTTTACATTTCCTGACTTAGCCGACTTTCCTAGTTTAGAAAATGAATATAGATTCGATGATCGAATAGACACTGTGGGAGATATTGAATTATTAAAATCCTGTATTATAACTAATGATAAAATGCAATTTAACAATGTATTGTCGAGATATACTAGATTTAGTAAACGTTTAAATAAGAATATTTCAAAAATGTTTGATTTTTATACACACTTTGAAAATTCTAGATCTAGTAGTTCTAAATTATATGATACTTCTTTACTAACAGATGGTTACTATACAGATAAATTAAATTTAGAAGAAGTAATATTTAAACTACAATCTACAATAACCGATCTATATAAAATAGATGATTGGATGCCTCCGATAGGTACTATGGATCGAGGTAGTAAAGTAAGTACTCATGTTAAAAGAATAATAAATGAATTATTAAGCAAATCTAATATGCTTGACATTGCTAGTAATTATTTAGATGTAGGCAGGCAACTTCAAGTGGGCAGTGCATATCTGGTTGTTAGTACCCCAACAGACAATCATTGGAAGCAGTTTTTGCAAGACACTACTTATATAAGTAAGACAACTAATCTTCATATTGATCCTGTAGAGAATCAATTAAAAGTAATGATTTATTTAAATGACATTGATCAAGATAGTGGACCATTTAGTTATATTCCTACAAGCAATAGATGGGTACATGATCCATTACAAAATATAATAGGAAGAGCTGTTGCAACTGGCAACTACTGCAATACTCCAGAAGCTAGACAAGAAATATTTAAATTACCAAAATTTTTACGCATCAGTTATAACTTTGGTAGATCTTTAACTGATGATAATCCAGTGCAAAAAATATTATTAACCAAAGAAAAAATATTTACATCAACAAATGAAAATGTAATATTATTTGATCCAGCCGGTATGCACCGTGGTGGAATATGCAACAATAAACATAGGGTAGCAATACAAGTATTGTTAAAATAAAATGATGGATGATAAAGAATATCTAAAAAATGCAAACCTTACTCTTTCAGACAAAGTATTAAAGAAAAGAAGATTTAAATCTAATATATTAGATTTGCATATGAAAGAGTTTATGCTTGGACACGCAGTAAAATACCAAAGTAAGGATAAAGAAACAATCGATGTTGGAGCAAGCGTAGGATTATATGCTAGTAAGTTTGCTGAATACAGTAAACATGTACATTGCTTTGAAGCAATTCCTTTTGTACACGATCAAAGATTGTCTTTGTTATTAGATAGATATGATAATATTACTACATATAATTTCGCAGTTTGTGACAAAGAAGGTGAAAGCACATTTTACTTAGACGATAAAAAACTTGGAAATAACAGTTTTTCTAATCTAGTAGACGGGCAAGAAATTAAGGTCCAAACTACATTTCTAGACAAATACAACTTTTCTAATATAGGTTTTTTAAAAATAGATACCGAAGGTCACGAATTAAGTGTCTTAGAGGGAGCTATACAATTAATAGAAACACAGAAACCTACTTGTATGATAGAAATATATCCAGTTTTTAATAACGGCCCGGTTGATAGCACTTTTAAATTTATGTTAGATACTGGGTTTTATAATTGTTTTTATAATCATCGAGGCGAAGGACTAAAGGAAATAACAAGTATACAACATGGCGTAGATATTTCTCACAGCGAAATTACTATACATGATGGCGACTTTTTGTTTGTAAGTAAATGAACATTGAATTCGGCTGCGGCGAAGCGCCTACAAAAGTAGGATATAAAACTTGTGATATTAGAGATGTTCGCGGTGTAGACTTTGTATGCAATGCTTGGGATATTAAAAAGCATGTTAACGAACACACAGTTGATAATATATTTTCTAGACACTTTTTTGAACACCTAACATTTCCACAAGGCGAATTAGTATTACACGCCTGGCTCTCAATATTAAAGCCAGGCGCAAGATGTGAAATGATGTTACCAAACATGACCTATCATATTAATCAGTGGATTAATAGAAACTCAGAAGAAACTTTTAATCATGCAAAGGCTGGCTTTTGGGGATGGCAACGAGAAGCTGAAGAGGGCAAGGTATGGGACATCCATAAAAGCGGATACGATAGATTAAGTCTAACCGAGCTTGTTGAGTCAGTTGGGTTTATTAATATTAAGAGTATACGAAGCAATAAGCATAAACATTTGCATTTGGAATTTTATAAGCCTTGAAAGAATTACTAGTATTTGGTATTAAAGAAATGTATAGGAACCATCCTATGCCTAACCTCCCCAATTTTAAATTAATATCTTGGAAAGATAAAGAACTGTTAGATTCTGCAGACATTTATATTCAACATAATATATTAGGTCAAAAAAGAAAAAGTCTTAACAAGTATTACCAATATATCTTAGATAGTAATAAACCTTTTATAGTTGCTGAGAGTGCAGTCTTTAGACGCAATATGATACAGCCTCCTTCGGAGTTTGCATATCATAGATACAGCTGGACCAGTTATTTTCAAGATGAAGGCAATTATTGTAATGCCAATAGTCCAGCAGATAGATGGCTACAAATTCAAAAAGATCAAAATATACAAATTAAAGATTGGCAAACCAACGGCGAATATGTGCTAGTAATATTGCAACGCCCCGGTGATAGTAGTTTAAGAAATCTTCTTGCAAAATATGAAACATATGAAGGCTTTGTAACTTATACACTTAATGAAATTAAAAGACATACCAATAAGCCTATACGTGTGCGTATGCATCCGTTAAGGCAAGCTCAGCAATTAGAAATATTAGAAAAATTTGATGTTGAAATAAGCACTAATACACATGGTGCAGGACTGCTTGAAGGCGGCGACGGTCTGTACGAAGACTTTAAAAATGCATGGGCAGTTGTCGGATTTAATTCAAATGCACTTACAGAAAGTGTGTGCGAAGGGATACCTACATTTAGCTTATGTCCTAGTTCAATGGCTTGGGATTGTAGTAATAAAAATTTAGAGAACTTAGACTCTCCGCTATTATTTGATAGGCTACAATGGCTTTATAATTTAGGATATTGTCAATGGCGTGAAGACGAAATTGCAAAAGGCGCACCTTGGTTCCATTTATCAAAACGTATATAAACTGCTCATATAAATATCTATATGAACAAAGTAGTTTTAGTCACAGGTGGATTTGACCCACTACACAGCGGGCATATTGCCTATTTCAAAGAAGCAAAGAAGTTAGGTGACCGGTTAGTAGTTGGCCTAAATTCAGATGAATGGCTTGAGCGTAAGAAGGGCAGGGCATTTATGCCTTGGAATGAACGCCTATGCATTGTAAACAACTTACAAATGGTAGACGAAGTTTTTACATTTATGGACGATGATGATTCTGCTATAAATTTTATAAAACAAGTTAAAGCACACTATCCCAACGATAAAATAATATTTGCCAATGGCGGTGACCGAACATCTGAAAACATCCCTGAGATGGCAGTTGAAGGTGTAGAGTTTGTATTTGGTGTCGGTGGAGAAAACAAAGCTAACAGTTCGAGCTGGATACTAGAAGAGTGGAAAGCGCCTAAGACAGAGCGCCAGTGGGGATATTATAGAGTGATACACGAATATAACGAACATACTAAAGTAAAAGAATTAGCTGTGCCTCCAAGAGGCAAACTGTCAATGCAACGTCATAAAGAACGTGCCGAGCATTGGTTTGTTGCAGAAGGTACTGCAACTGTATATACAATTAATAGAAATACAGACATAGAACCATTAGGTGTATATACACAGCACCAGTCATTGCATATACCTGTAGGTACGTGGCATCAGTTAGCAAACGAACATGAAACAACACTTAAACTTGTAGAAATACAATACGGAACAAATTGCGTGGAGTCAGACATTGAACGAAGAGATTAAACCATTACGAGTTTATGTAGGTTGGGATAGTAGAGAAGATATTGCATACCAAGTATGTAAAAGAAGTATCTTAGATACTGCTAGTGTTCCAGTTGAAATTATTCCATTAAAATTAAAAGAACTAAGAAAACAAGAAGTGTACTGGCGCAGCGAAGATAAATTAGCTAGTACAGAATTTACATTTTCTCGATTCTTGTTGCCTGAACTAAACAAGTATAATGGATGGGCATTGTTTATTGATTGTGACTTTGTTGCTCTTACAGACATAAAGAAACTATTTGATCAATGCAACGACAAGTATGCATTAATGTGCGCTCAACATGATTATCAGCCTAAAGAAAGTACAAAGATGGATGGTCAGCGTCAAACTGTTTATCCACGTAAAAACTGGTCTAGTATGATGCTTGTCAATTGTTCACATCCTGCTAATAAAGAGTTAACAAAAGAATTAGTTAATGATGAAAAAACAACCGGCAAATACTTACATCGCTTTAGTTGGTTATCAGATAATCTAATTGGTAAAATAAGTCATGAATGGAATTGGTTAGTAGGACACTACAAACAACCTGCTGACGGCACCCCTAAATTTCTACATTACACCGAAGGCGGGCCTTGGTTTAAACAATGTCAAGATTGCGAATATGCAAATGAATATTATAAAGTAGAACGGCAGTATCTAAAAACAGAACATCACAACGTTGCAATGAAGTTAGTTACTGAACGTGCAAGTCCTAAAACAATTGAAGGACTAACTATACCTGATTATTTAAAAGAACCAATCAAGGCGCTAGCGTATTCGTCACTTGATCCAAATGGAGACTATTACGGATATACTAAGGAGAAAGCAATGGCATTAGTACAAAATAAATTTCACACTGAAAAGACCCATAAGGTTGCAGCAATATATAATGACGATTTAAATTATGATAATAAACCTTATGTATACGACGAATACTTAGAATCATTTAGTATAGGTATTAACGGTAAGCTTAGTACATGGGCAGCCGAAGTTAATACTAATTGCCCCATAGTTATTAGAGGCGTTGGCAAGTCAAGCAAAGAGGCTGTGATACATTGTTGGGCAACAGGAAGAGATTTTTACGCAATTGATACTGGATACTTTGGCAATTCAAAAAGTAAGTCAAAAGGATGGCATCGAATTACTAAAAATAATTTACAAAATTTAGGACCAATTATTGAACGTCCGCATGATAGATTACTTAATTGGAAATATAAAAAGTTTCGCCCAGGTAAAAAGATATTAATATGTCCTCCAAGTGAAAAGGTAATGAAACTTTTTAATCAACCTACGCCTGAAGCTTGGACTGCAACAGTTGTAGCACAATTAAGACAACTTACAGATCGTCCTATAGAAGTTAGAATGAAACCTACTAGAACTGAACGTATACTAAAAAATCAATCACTTGAAACGGCACTTAGTGAAGATGTACATTGCCTTGTTACCTATAATAGTATTGCAGCATTAGAAGCACTAATGGTCGGAAAGCCAGCAATTACACTAGGACCAAACTGTGCATCAATGGTATGTAATACTTCGTTATCAGATGTAGATAATTTACACACGCCAGACAAAGATGAAATGCTAGCACTAATGGCACACTTGAGCTATGCACAATTTAGTAGGCAAGAAATGATGAACGGTTTTGCCTGGGATACAATACATGAAAGTAGTTAGTTACTTTAATGTTGTGCCTTCTAAAAATAAAAGTCAAGAGAAACACGATATCTTAACTAAATTTATAGAAGGAGTCAATGCAGCCGGCGACACAGGCATACTTCATCAAGGCGATAATTTAATCAAAGCTGACGTTGGATTTATACAAGGCTGGCAACACGAGAGTGGCAAAAATGCCACACATTTGCGGCTACGACAAAGTGTAATAGATCGTACAGCAAATACTCATGTGTGTACAGCAGATGCTAATTTATTCCTTTATGCTAATGGGCGCAATGCGCCGCATCATTATTTGCGTTATAGTTTTAATGGAGTGTTCCGTAATACCGGAAACTACTTTGATGATAATGTTGATCCTGCAAGATGGCAACAAATATCTACAGACTGTGATATACAAATAGAAGATACTAAAAAGGACGGAGTACACATTCTTATATGTGCGCAGCGTGATAAAGGTTGGGCTATGGGTACTCTCGATCTCAATAGTTGGATATTTACAACATGTCAAGAAATTCGTAAGTATTCAAATAGGCCAATTGTTATTAGATTGCACCCTGGAGATAGACAAACACAAAGCCAGTCACCGCAAATGAAACTAAGAATACAAGCGCAGCTACACAATGTAACATTGAGTACACAAAAAGATTTAGACGATGATTTAAAAAACTGCCATGCTGTAGTTAATCATAATAGCAGCAGCATTGTAGGACCAGTAGTAAAAGGATACTCTGCATTTATTACAGACCCCATAAAGTCACAATGTGCAGAAGTTGCCCACACTGATTTTAGTTTGATAGACACTCCGATTGAATTTGATAGACTAGCTTGGCTAGAACGTATTAGTATGTTCCACTGGAAGTTTAGCGAATTAGTAGATGGCAGCGCCTGGAAACATATACGACAGTATGTTTAGTTTCTAATAACAGCCCAAGTATGTTTAGACTCTGTTCGAACAATTTCTACATCAACTCCTTCGGCTATTAATTCTTTAATGAATACATTTATAGCTTTTATCTTTACATCATCGAATACAATAAGTGTACTATCTTTAACCATAGAATAATCATGCTTGACTGTGTCATAGCTATGCCCGCCGTCGATATACACAAAATCAAATTTAGTAGACGACATTGTATCTGTAGTAAACCCTTTGTGTAGTTTATATGTTACATTCTTATGTTTTTTTCGTATCTTTGTTAACGTTCTCTCAGCAGCAAGAATTGTTGCAGGGGCTTTGCCATTACGTTCTTGTTTGTGAAATTCTTCACTAGCATTTTCGCCATCAAATATATCGTATCCATAATAAGTTAATTGTTCGACTTTGGGCGCGAAATGATTAATAAACTGTTTAGCAGTTCCGCCTTTGTGAGTGCCAACTTCGCCTATAAAGGCACATTTAGCATCGCCGATAATTGTTAGTATTGTTTCAAATAAGAATGGCTTCATTTATTTTTCCAATAATCCTCTGTGCGATTAACCATAATATCTTTTGCTCGAGAACTACCTTCATCTTTGCGAACGCCTTTCATATGATCAATCCATTTACCTAATTTAGTGTTTATTAATGGATGGCCACCCCCGCCTGACTTTGCTTCCGTAAGATACATTTCGGCACTATAATCTAACACTGCTGGATGCAGTTGTTTCATCTTGTTTATAATATGTCCAAATATAAAACTATCATGCCATTCATCTAATAAAAACATTCCGTTTTCTGCGTCTTCATACATGCGCTCAAACTCTACTAAGAAATCTTGGCAGACGCCGTCATTTAAGTTCATCCCATAGAATCCGCACTCGGGCCACGTCTGTGATCCTTTGCCTCTGCCTACATAAGTAATCCAACTAGTCTTTGGAAGTAGCTCGGCAAATTCTTCAAAGCTCCAATTATTGTGTACAAACGTGTCTGCATCCATCCACACACACCAGTCCTTAGAGCGTGTACAAGCGTCATACACAGCATAAGTCTTATTGGCGAATCGTACAGCGTCCCACTTAAACTCTTTGTTCCAGTCCCTACGAGTATTGCGCTGTGGTTCATTACTAACGTCACCGTTAGCTTTAGGTGTATCTTTCCATTTTTCTTTAAATGCATTTAGTTTTGGTAATGCTGTTCTAGCATCAATAATTTCAATTTGTCTAGGATCAGGATTAACTGGCATGCAATCTTCAACATAGCATAATAACTTAATACGTTTATCTACTCGTTGTGCAAAGCTATCTAAAAATCTTTGACCGTATGTTCTCATTCCAGCTGGATGAAAAGTTGTAACCACAGTTATGTTTGGCATGAGGTACTCCTTGTTAAATAGTATACTACTGGAGTATTTAACAATGATTTTTTGTCTGTATACAGATCATGGCGCACTTAATAGTAAACCTGTGTTTGAAGCATTTGCCAAAAGTTTAGTCGACACAGGACATAAAGTAATATATAACGAACCTTACCAGGTGTTTGGTCATTATAGCAATTACGATATTGCCGTCATATGGAGTGTACTATGGCAAGGAAGAATGGAAAAGAACAAAACAGTGTGGGAACAAAACCGCATGTTAAACAAACCAGTAATTGTATTAGAAGTCGGTGGCATGCACCGTGGAACAACTTGGAAGGTAGGATTAAATGGGATTAATAGAAGTGCTTACTTTGGGCCCGATAATAATAACGATGATCGCCATCGTCTACTCGGTCTATCGTTAAAGCCGTGGCGTACACAAGGAGAACATATTCTTCTGTGCGGCCAACATGACAAGAGTTTACAATGGACAGGGATGCCTGTACAAAGTAAATGGGTAATTGAGACTATTAAAACTATCCAAACACACAGTAAACGCCCTATACTATTCCGACCACATCCTAGATGCCCGTTACCGACTATTGAAAACGAATTTAAAAATGTTTATAGACAACAACCAGTACAACTGCCAAACAGTTACGATGACTTTGACATGGGATTTGACAACGTACATGCTACTGTAAGCTACTCTAGCAACCCGGGTGTACATAGTATCATTAACGGCATTCCAGCGTTTGTAGGCACCAGCTCGTTAGCATATGACGTTGCTAACGACATAGACTTCCTACACGATATAGAACAGCCTCTTATGCCAGACAGACAACAATGGCTTAATGACTATGCCCATACTGAATATACACTTGAAGAAATTGCACAAGGTATACCACTTAACTACTTGACAAATATGATGTAATAAGCTATACTACTAGTATGAAACTTATTACTATAGAAGATTGTATCGAAGCGTTAGCAGGCACACATGAACATATCGTGTGTTCTAAAGAAATTGAGAGTAGCGACAAGAGCCTTATTTACAGTCTTGCAAGACAAACTGTTAACGGCACTGCATATACTGATAGACAACATGAACTTGCAATAAGCAAAGCAACACACTATAAATCAATACTTGAAGAAGTTGACATTGATGTAACAACAAGTGTTACACAATTAAGAATGCCACTTCGATCAATTGATCGAAGTCGGTGGATCAAACTTAAAAATATAGAGCAGTCGTTGATAACTTTTAACAAGCCAGAAGAGCAATACATCGCTGTAAGATTTTCCTTTCAAAAGAAACTAATAAGTGCTTTAGAGAATATAAATTCTAAGCCAATTCATTATGACAAAATAAACAAAACACATTATTTTGAGTATAATGAACGAACCTTACATAACGTTGTAAGTGCATTAACTAACAAAGGGTTTGAAATACAACCAGAGCTACAGGAAAGATATGAGATATTGGAAATGATGAATAATAATAAAAAGAACTATGTTCCTGGTATTTACAGCCTCAAACTAAAAAATCTACATGCCAAAGCAATTGACTATGCAATTTCTACTATAGGATCTCCGGATGTTGATAACTTAGCAATGTATAAAGATAGAGATCAATTACTAGGAATTACACATTTTGATGAAGACGACTTAAACAATAGTATAAGAAAGTTAACTACACTTAGTCAAAAAATTGTGAAAAGAACAAGTTCAAATATTTTAATTAATAGCGACGAGCATGTATTTGATAGAGTAGCAGAGAGTATTTTAGAACTGAATAGATATCCGTTGCTAGTTGTGTTAAATGACGAAACTGAATTAGAAAATTTACAAAAGGTACATCAGAGCTTTCGAAACATTTTTAGTAACGATGACTTTTGTTCTTTATATAGAAAAGAGAATATATCCCCAGGAAATACAGAATTCAATGAATACATTAAACAAAATAAACTTAATAATTCTCTTGCAATTAAGAGTAAAGTAGTGTATACTAGTATTAATAAAATGTCAAAAGTAATGTTAAAATCTGAATGGCGCCCACAAGCAGCAATATTAATGGGCAGTCGTAGATCTACAAAAGTAGATCAATTCTTACAAGAATTAGATTTAGTCATACATTATGATACTGATGTTAGTCCGTTTAGAAAGTTTAGTTCACTACAGGTAATAGAAAAAATTTAATGGCAACATGTAAATTAATAATTGAAGATGAAGTAAACATTAAGATAGAAGGTCTTAGTGTAGATATCCGCCGCAAACTTGCCAATGCATTAAAGTTTGAAGTGCCGTATGCAAAGCATATGCCACAATACAAACTAGGACGCTGGGATGGTAAAGTTGCTTTCTTTGGTATAGGCGGCAGTGGTTATGTTAATCACCTCGACGTTGTGTGCGATATTCTACAAAAGAATAGTGTAGAAATTGTAGACATTGATGATCGCAGACAACCTATTAAACTAGAGTTTAATCATGTTACTGAAACCTACTGGAAAGATCAAGGCGTATGTTGGCCTGAAGGACATCCAGCAGAAGGCGAAGATATCATTCTGCGAGACTATCAAGTAGAAGCTATTAACAACTTCCTTGATCATCCACAGAGCTTGCAACAGATTGCTACTGGTGCAGGTAAGACAATTACTACAGCAACACTTTCTCATATGATCGAGCCTTACGGTCGTAGTCTAATTATTGTTCCTAACAAGTCGTTAGTAGAACAGACAGAAGAAGACTACATTAACTGTGGGCTCGATGTTGGGGTGTACTTCGGCGACAGGAAAATGTTAGGTAAGACTCACACTATATGTACTTGGCAGAGTTTAAATATTCTAGACAAGAAACATAAGGACGGCAGCGCAGTACTAAGCCTTGCAGAGTTCTTAGATGGTGTAAGCACAGTTATTGTCGACGAAGTACACCAAGCTAAAGCAGAAGTTCTTAAAAACTTACTTACCCGTAATTTAAAGAACGCACCTATTCGTTGGGGACTAACTGGCACAGTGCCTAGAGAAAAGTTCGAATTTGAGAGCATACACGCATCCTTAGGACCCGTTATAGGACAGATTAGTGCTAAGTCATTACAAGATAAAGGTGTACTATCACAATGCCATGTTAATGTATGTCAGTTAATTGATACTGTAGCACATTCAGATTATCAAGGCGAACTGAAATACTTAACATCGGACCCTGCACGTTTAGAGTACATTGCTAAAATGATGAATAAAGTTGCGCAAGGTGGCAACACTCTAATACTAGTAGATAGAATTAGTGCAGGGCAAACACTAGCAGAACTTATGCCAGGCAGCACTTTTGTAAGCGGCTCGGTAAAAGTTAAAGACAGAAAAGAAACTTATGATACAATTCGTGAAGGCACAAATGAAGTTATTATTGCGACATATGGTGTCGCTGCGGTGGGCCTTAATATCCCTCGCATTTTTAACTTGGTACTGTTGGAACCTGGCAAAAGTTTTGTAAGAGTAATTCAATCAATAGGCAGAGGCGTACGGAAGGCAAAGGACAAAGACTTCGTTCAAATTTGGGACTTAACATCGACATGTAAGTTTGCGAAGCGACACTTAACTCAGCGTAAGAAATTTTACAAAGAAGCAGAGTACCCATTTACAATCGAAAAAATAGACTGGAACTAAATGAAAATATTAACCTTAGATAACGAATGCTTTATGCTTAACAACTTGCCTGACGAACTCGAAGAAGACGTTCGCTTTAGCGTATTAGATAACAGTGATCCTAAAGACCCTGATTTCTTTTTTATTCCGCTAATTTTTCTAGAAAGTTTTAGTGCTCCGGCAATTGTATTAGAAATTAATGGCCACGAAGTAATGATGCCAGTTGATTGGCACATTGCTGTTGGAGACCAAACTAGCGGAGGAGACTTAGAAGTCTTGCCACTTACAAGTATTAATGATAGAGGCTTTGAAGCTTTCCTTTTTAATCCGTTAAAAAGTTTTAAGTTTGATTTTGGCGAGCTAAAAGTTATTAATTTTTATAATGATGTAAAATGGTACTTCCCTAAAATGAAAAACGGACAGCTACTAAGTGTTCCGATTACAAATGGCAAGAATCCATTATGTGCATTTTTTGTAAAAGACATTAGTAGACAAAGTGAAACAATTGACTATTGTCAATTATTGTAAGGAACAGCGAGTTGGGACTAAAGATACATACTCAAACACATGATTATGATGGATTTATAAAAGGCTGGTATTTTAAGGATACTAGCCTTTGTGATAAAATAATTAATTGGTTTGAAGAATACGAAAATACACACGATCAAGAAACGATCGGAATAAATTTTGGATTTAAAGATAGTACTGACATTCAGTTAGATCTCAGTACTACTTTATATCAAGAGTATATGACCCAACTTAGACAAGTAACAGAGTTATATCTAGAACAGTTCCCGTCAGCAAACGCATACGATCCATTCGGTGTTTTGGATGCAACTAATATACAGCGATATACTCCCTCACAAGGATTTCATAGTTGGCACACTGAGCGTAGGTCTGCTAAAATGCCAGGCGTTACACGGCATTTAGTTTTCATGACATACTTAAATGATATATCAGATGAAGGCGAAACAGAATGGAAACACCAAGGCTTAAAAGTAAAACCCGAAAAAGGACTTACTGTTATTTGGCCTGCAGATTGGACATATACACACAAAGGTATTCCGTCACACACCGAAACAAAATATATAGCAACTGGATGGTATAATTTTTTCATAGAAGGAGAAGAGTCTAATGGGAATTAAAGCAGGCAAGATATGGGGAGCCACAGAGCTGATCCATGCAAACGGAGCATTAGAGTTTCACCGCATTAACTTTAATGCAGGATTCAAATGCAGTGAACACGCACATGAATTTAAATGGAACGGATTTTTTGTTGAATCGGGCAAGATGATTGTCCGCGTTTGGCAAGATGATCAAGGACTAGTTGATGAAACTATTCTTGAAGCAGGAGACTTTACGCAAGTGAAGCCAGGCAAGATTCACCAGTTTGAAGGTTTAGAAGACGGTGTCGCTTTTGAACTATACT